ACGCCGACGCTCAAACTCTATGTGTACTGGAAATGATTGGCCCTTACGAGGAGAACACCATCGCTTGCGGGGATTGCCTGGAGGTGATGAGGGGAATACCCGACGAGAGCATGACAGCGGTGCTGTGCGATCCACCTTACGGCCTGGCTTTCATGGGCAAGGAGTGGGATAACTTCAAGAACAACGCCCAGTATCAGGCATGGGTAATGGAATGGGCGGCCGAGCTATTGAGAGTGTGCAAGCCTGGCGCGGTGGGGTTGTTCTTCGGTGGCACGCGCACCTTTCACCGGCTGGCCTGCGGGCTGGAGGATGCGGGGTGGGAACTTTATGACTGTATCAGTTACTTGAGTTCTCCTGATCTGGATCAATGGGCGGAGGAGAATTTTGGGGGTTGGTGCCATTGCGCGGACGATAGTAATCTTTGAAATGGCCAGTTTTCCCCTCATACTGTTTGTGTGCGCTGTTGTTAGGGAATAGGCTCAAGTTTTCAAGGCGGTTATCTGTAGTATCATGGTTGACATGATGCACTACCTCTGAGCGCAAAAGGGGGCGACCTAATGCCTGGGCCATGATTAGGCGGTGCTCCATAACATAGCCGTCCTTGCGAGCCATACTTGCAAATTCAGGAGGGCACCGGACATATTTGACGGATTTGGCATATTGGCCCTTACGTCGGCGATAGGTAACTCCGCCCTTCCAAGCAGGATTGTTAGGGCCCGACATCTTTTCACGGTATGAGCGTTCAGATTTTTCAGTCCAAGCGGCACGGCCTTTGTGGGCATGTTTCTTGAATTCCTGACCGCGCAAGACGCCATTGCATTGACGAGAGCAAATGGGGGTTTGTACCCGCCTAAGATGTGAGGGAGGGCGGTGAAATAACTTGCCGCAGACGGCACATTTAGCATTAGGCGGCTTTCGAGGCTTGGGCTCTCTACCGAATTGGCGTAACTTGGCTGCACATGAATAGGAACAGCAGGGAGTATCTGTTCGGATTTCGTTTGATCGACGGCAGAATTCTTGCCCGCAATAGCTACAAAGATATGTTTGGTATGGCATGGGCTATCCTTTCCATATAGCAGGGTCATTATATCACAATCTGGGGAAAAATGCAAATTCCACTTTGTCCATGTTGCGGTAAGCCTATAAGACCAAAAGCGGTGTCACCCTTTTCAAGCGGGCCGATTCTTTGGAATTATGGAAGCGGCTTCCCAAAATCGCACGACATCTCGAAGGCGATTGACAAGGCGGCGGGGGCTAAGAGGGAGATCGTTGGGGAGAGCACGACACGCCTGCAACTAGAGGACCACGACGACACATACGGTGGGTGGAAAGGTAAGGAGCGAACCGCTGGCGGAGGCGTTCCGATCACCGCCCCCGCGACCGACGCCGCCCGCCAGTGGTCCGGCTGGGGCACGGCCTTGAAGCCAGCCTGGGAGCCCATCATCCTGGCGCGGAAGCCGAGGCGGGGGACGTATGCCGAGTGCGCGGTGGAGCATGGGGCTGGGGCGCTGTGGGTGGATGGGTGTAGGGTGGATTACAACGGAGAGAAGCCGAATATAGGGGGAAGAGCGCAGCACACCAGAGGCGATGGTTATGGTTTCAAAGCGCAAGGAGAAAAAGCAGTAGCAAACACCGCAGGCCGCTGGCCTGCCAATGTCATCCTCTCCCATCATCCTGATTGTGTGAGGGTGGGGGCAAAGAAGATAAGGGGTAGTCACCGGACCGGGTTGAAGGAGGGAGAGGTTAGGCTTTACGGTACTAATAGCTGGTTTGGTGGAGGGTTGAAAGATTTGGGCACAGACTACACTGATCCCGATGGTCTTGAGACTATTGAAGATTGGGAATGTGTTGAAGATTGTCCTATAAGGTTACTGAATGAACAGGCTGGGCCTCGTAGGAATCCCGGGTCCCCAGGGCGACAAGCTATATATCCTCCGGGCAAAACTGTAACTTATGGCCGATGGCATCCGCAAGGCCCCCTTTACTTTGATGCTGGCGAAAAAGGCAATGCATCCCGCTTCTTCTACACGGCGAAAAGCTCACGCCGAGAACGCAATGCAGGACTGGAGGGACTTGAAGTTCTTAAACTTCGAGACGACCTGACAGGAGACGAGATGAGTTTTGTCCTATCTGAGTTAGAGCGTCTTGGAGTGAAGCCCTTACAGCAGTAAGATTATGCTTGAGGTCGCTTTCCCAAATCCTGATAACGTGATAGCCGCAGGTCTTCAAATAGGCATCTTGAGATTTATCGTAATTCATTCGCTTGCGTTGGCGGTTATCAGGTTTGGGGAAATCTTGAGGGTGTCCATGCCAATAATTGCCGTCAAATTGAATAGCCAGATTCAAGCTTGGCACAAAAGCATCTACACAGAACTTATCGTTGACAAGATATTGCGGTTCATAATCAAGACCAAGGCTATCGAGAAGCTGATAACCAATCTGTTCAGGTCTGGTTGGGCTTATTTCTTGTTGTTGACGATTCATATCAAGCAATCGCTGGCGACGGTCTGGATCAGCATCACGGCACTTAAGGGAGCAGTAAGTAGGATTAGTCTGCTTAACACGGGATGGCGACCACTGAAACTTCTCACTGCAAATCTTGCAGATAAATTCCAGTTTGTTTTGGCCTTGCCATTCTATTTGATGCTCAAGGCAACAAAAATAGTACTTATTGGCTTTGAGGCGAGCTTGAGGCAGGTAGAACGGCTTGCCACACCATTCACATTTGACTTCTTTGCCAGTACGTCTCTTTTTGCCACGGCCTATCAAGGAACATTCAAAGGAACAGTATATACTTTGGCTATCAACCATCTTATCACATTCTGGACAAGGGTGATAGCCGGTACGTGTGCCAATAATGCGACATTGCACAGAACAGTATTTGCCAGCATTTGGTTTAGCGCTGGGGCTTCTGTGAAAGTCAAACTTCTTACCGCAAGTTTGGCAGATACGAGCCTTGCGGGGCTTCTCGCGGGCTGCTGCTGCACATTGGCGCGAACAATAGATTTGTTCGGGGGGCATCCGCTTGGTGACTTCTTTACCACAACGGGTACAGATAATGCTTCGTTTACTGTAGGACATAGTGAGGGTATTATAGCACAGATATTTGATACTGTCAAGCCGATGAGGGCAACATGATATTTCGCAAGGCTGATATTCCCGAACATCTTTTGAGTTTCTTTGAGGAGGTGTCAAGTGGGGTGAGGACGCACAATCCTCACCCTACCTGAAAGGCCGTCAAACCCCTCGCCCTGACCGAATACCTGGCAAAGCTGATTCGTCCCCCAGGGGAATACCTCGATGAGGCGGTGATCCTTGTCCCCTTTTGTGGTACGGGATCGGAGATCATCGGGGCAATCAGGGCTGGCTGGCGGAACTGGCTGGGGATCGAGATCAGCGAGGAGTACGCCGAGATCGCCAGGGCCAGGATAGCGTATTGGCAGAAGCAGGTAGAGGCTGGGCAGGCGCAGTTGGAGATGACTCTATGAGAATCGGATTCCTACACGACCACCGCCTTCAGGACCGCTTTGGGGGCGCACAGTTGAACGTGGAGGCCATGGTAGCTGCCACACCCAGGGACGTCGAGGTGGTGCGCTGCTATCCGGGCGAGATGCGGTTGTGTGACTGCTACGTACTGCATAACATTAAACACTTCAACCAGGGCGAGCTCAAGATGGCCGTCTCACAGCCCTACGTGAAGGTCAGTCACGATCACTGGGACACGCCGCAGGCCTGGCAGCGGGACTGGATCGGGCCGGTGATGAACAGGGCGCGGGCGGTGATCTTCTTGTCGCCTCTCCATCGGGAGTCGTATCTGAGACAGCATCCAGAAGTCAGGCCGCAGAAGGTGTATCTGGTGCCATCGCCGATCGACCCGGCGCCGTTTGAGGGACTGAGCGAGGGGGCCTCCAGGCAGGGGACATGTTGGCTGGGGGAATTCCAGCCCCACAAGGGCGTGGAGGCAGCTTGCAGGTGGGCACGTGAGAACGGGACGGTGGATTTCTACGGCTGGGGGCCGTTCCCGCCGTGTGGAGACAACGTGCGGCTGATGGGACAGGCGGCTTACGCTGACATTCCAGGTACGATGGCCAGGTATGAGCAATTCCTGTTCCTGCCCGAGGGGGTGGAGGCGTTCGGGAGGACGGTGGCCGAGGCGAGGCTGGCGGGATGCGTGCTGGTCGTCAACGAGAAGGTCGGAGCGCTGAGCTGGGGCTGGGAGACCAGGGAGGAGTGGGCAAGGGGAGTAGGCGGGGCCGCGGCGAGGTTTTGGGAGATAGTGTTGGGAGTACTGGGAGATGCCTAAGAATTGGGGTCGGACTGCTGGGGGGATTTCAAAGAAGTGGACGGAAGGCACCGTCACAGTAGAGCTCCGTATCGAGAAGCTCAAGTGGTTCAAGGGCGTGGCCGGGGAACTGGTGGCGGAGCGGATCGAACAGGCGGCCGACCGCATGGTGGCACGGGCGAGGGAGAAGTGCCCGGTGGACACGGGGAGAACCAGGGCCTCGATCAACAAGGTGCAGGAACACCAGAAGGGTTGGATCATCAAGCACGGAGTTGGGGATCCGGACCGTGAGAAGGTGGGATTTTTTCTGGAACTGGGCACCAGATTTATGAGTCCGCGTCCGCATCTCTACCCCGCCTTCGAGGAGGAGAAGCCGGAGTTGCTCAGGGACATGAAGGCTGTCTTCGACATGCTGGAGTGATGGTAGTGGACAAAGAGCTAGACGTACGATTGAAAGAGATTTCCGCCAGGCTGGATAGAATCCTGGAGCTCTTGGGCGAGGGGCGGGCGGGACTGGAGGGATGGGCCCCGCCCAAAGAGGGGGAATGGGCTGTCCCGGATACGACAGCCGGGCCCTATTGCCTGGACTGTGAAACCGCCTGGATTCCCATAACGAGCAGGAGATTGACTTGAACGTCATCAGGCAGGCATTATACAGCAAGCTCAGTTCCGACCAGGCTATCCTGACCAAACTCGGATCGGCCAAGATTTATCACCAGGTCATCCCCCAGGGGGTCAGCCTGCCCGCCATTCGATTCTTCTACGGCGGCGGGGGGGAGGAGAACCTGACCCCAACCAGGTCGTTCAACATGGTGTATGCCGTGGTAGCGGTGTCCTCGGTGAGCGCCAAGGAAGCGGGGGAGATCGCCGACCTGGTGGACGCGGCGCTGCACGACCAGGTGCTGACCGTGTCGGGGTGGTCCAACCAGTTCTGGACGGCGCGGGGCGGGCTGGTGTCGTTTCACGAGCTGGGGGCTGGTGGTGAAAGTTACTGGCATGAGGGGGCGTATTATCGTATCAGGGCGAGCCAGGGATGAGGACGATGACTAATGATGCATCAGGAATTGAGTTCAAAGTAGCGACTACTTACGGCGGCGGACTGGGGCGGCTGGTCAGGCGACTGGGCTTCGAGTGGAACCACGTCATTCTGACACTCTGGCAGAATGGCCAGCCGGCCTTGACCTTCGAGTCCAACTGGCGGGGTGTGGTTGGCCACCCCTTTGAGGAAGAGCAGGATTTGGCCGAGGAGCACGCCTGGTGGGTGCCCAGGGAGCCCCTCACCGAGTTGGAGAAGGAGCGGCTGATCGGCTTTTGTCTGGGGGCGGAAGGGAAGTGGTACGCGCTGCACTACTGGGTGGCCATCGGCTGGAGGGTGTTGAGGCGGCTGCTGCTGGGTCCTGCCAGGTGGCGGACAGTGGCGGCATTGCCAGCCGAAACGTGCGTCACGTTCGTGGACGCCGCCTGTAGGAGTGTGGGCCGACCGGTGTCGGCGTACGGAGCGCAGGCCCTGCCGGACGACATCGCAGTCAGTCCGTGGTGGAGGCGAGAGGGAGAAGAACAACAGTACTAATAAGAACAAGAGCATACCCCCTGGTCTAGGGCGACGGCCCGAAAAGACACGAACCCTCCGCGCGTGTCCTGGCCAGGGGGAATCAAAAAACGCGGGGGGCTTAGCAGATGCGGAGGCTGCAAATATAACGCCTCCGCATTTTTTGTGGGGGGCAGAGTAAAAAAAAGACAGGAGGTTTACGATGGCAAGGTATACAGGAAAGGACCTGGTGGTCATGTTCAACGGCACGTCGCTGGAGGCCGACTTTCGAGCGTTCAGCGTGGACGAGAGCGTGACGATCATCGACGCCTCGGCGGGCGACGATGCGTACAAGGAGAAGCTATCCGGGCAGCGGGACGGCTCGGCGACGCTGGACCTGCTGAGCCAGACTGGAGCCACCGGCACGACTACCTGGGGCAAAGTGGTGCCTGGTGCGTCGGGCACGCTGGAATGGGCCCCCGAGGGGACAGCGGCCACCAAGCCGCGTCACTACGTGTCGAAGGCTTACGTCGAGAGCCGCAGCGAATCCTACCCCTACGAGGGGGTGGTGGAGATGTCGGTGGGCTTCTCGTACAGCGCGCTGCCAGTCCCGGGCGTCTATCCGAGCTAGAAGAACATAGAGAGCGGAGGTGAAGAGAATGGGAAAAGACACTGCAGGACTGAGGATACTCACTCGCGAGGAGATTCTGGCGGCCAGGGACATTCCGGAGGAGATCGTGGAGTGTCCGGAGTGGGGCGGCAGTGTCCTGGTGCGTGGACTGTGCCTGGGCGAGGCGCTCCGGGCGATCAAGGACATGGCTGAGTGGCCGGAGCGGGACGTAGATAAGATGAACCTGTGGGCCATCGCCCACGGTATCTGCGGCCCTGATGGTGAGCCGCTGTTCACCGAGGAGGATTACGAAGCGTTGCTGAAGAAATCCTCGGCGGCCACGCTGCGAGTGGCCAAGGTGTTCACCAGGATTTCGGGGCTGGGTGAGGAAGCGGTGGAGGAGACGGCAAAAAACTCCTCCGCGACGGGCGGCTCTGGTTAGAGTTCGTCCTGGCCGAGAATCTGGGGATGACCAGGGCCGAGCTCCGTCGCACCATGTCGCATCGGGAGTTCGTGGAATGGCAGGCTTACTACGATCTAAAGGGACAGATCGCCGAGGTGCGGTCGCGCCATCCCACGTGGCCCACCCAACAGGTCCTGGAGTGGGCGGAGGCCCAGAGAGCTTTGCGTAAGAGATGACGGGGCGGGGGGGCGTTCCTCCGCCCCGGTCGTCCAGGCACGCCAGAGACCCAACGGCCGTTGATAGACTGAGGAGATTGCGTTCGTGGGAACGCAATCTCTGCCGGGCTTTTTTGTTTGCGTTCCTATCTGATGTGAGGACATCCCTTTGGACATCGCAAATTTATTAGTCAAGCTAGCAGCCGACACGTCGGCCCTGGAGCGAGGGCTGGCGGAAACCGAATCGAGGTTGCAGCACACTGCGGCCACGTTGGGCAGCATTGGTTCGAAGCTGACGCTGGGCGTCACCTTGCCGTTGGTCGGCATCGGCACGGCGGCAGTCAAGGCGGCGGTGGACATGGATCGGGAAATGCGGAACATCCAGTCTATCTCCCAGCAGACCAACGCCGAGATCGCCGCATTGTCTGATAGATTTGTGCGTATGAGCGGTGACATAACGGTGACTACCGACTCGGCAGTCAAACTGGCAGAAGGCTTCTACACCATCCAGGGGTCAGGTTTTGCCGGTGCGGACGCCATGATGGTCCTAGAGGCCAGCACTAAGGCGGCCTCCGCCGGTCTGACCAATACTCAGGTGGCGGCTCAGGCTGTCACCGCTAGCCTGAACGCCTACGGCGAGAACGCGGACAAGGCCAGGGAATATTCTGACCTGATGTTCCAGACGGTGAACATTGGCGTTGGGACGTTTGAGGAACTGGCAGGCAGTGTCGGCGGGGTGGTGGGGGCCACCGCACAGGCTGGGGTGGGGTTCGACGAGGTGAGTGCGGCCCTGGCCACCATGTCCAAGGCCGGCATCTCGTTTGCCGAGGGCGCGACGGCCTTGAACGGCTTGGTCATGGGGCTGATCAAGCCTAGCGAGGAATTGACGACCGTACTGCAGCAGATGGGCTTCGAGAGCGGCCTGGCGGCCCTCAATGCCCTGGGGCTGTCGGGCACCCTGGGGCAGTTGGTGGCCCAGACCGGTGGCGGGACAGAAGCCATGGCTAACTTGTTCCCAAACATTCGGGCAGTGCGGGCTGCGCTTTCCCTGACCCGTGAGGACATGGGGCCATTCAATGCTGACCTGGAGGCCATGCGTGGCGCCACCGAGGGGGTAGGGGCAACGCAAGCGGCGTTCGCCATCCAGATGCAGTCCACCGCGGCGCAGTTAGCAAACCTCAAGAACAATTTGCAGGGGGCGGCCATCAGCCTCGGCGAGGCCCTCCTGCCGGCAGTGAACCAGCTCATGAGTGCGGTGCTTCCCCTGATCCAGCGCTTCACCGAAATGGATGCGCAGACTCGGCAGTGGATCGTGGCCCTGGCGGGAGTAGCGGCGGCACTGGGGCCGGTGCTGGTAATCGTAAGCAAGCTGATTCCCCTGTTTTCCATGCTATTCAGTCCCATCGGATTGGTTGCGGCGGCGGTGGGGGCATTGTCGGTGGCATTTGCCACCAACTTCCTGGGCATTCGGGACGCAGTTATGCCGGTCCTGGAAGACGTGAAGAACGGGCTGGGGGCATTAGCTGCGGCGTTCCAGGAAGGCGGGGCGCTGGCGGCCGTCCAGGAGTTTGGCGAGCAGGTTTACGGGGTGATCGAGCGGGCTTTCGGGACTGAGGTCGCGGACAGGATTGCGACGTTCGTGGAGGACGTGAGGCGGGGCATCGAGGGCCTCGTCGGTGCGTTCCAGGAGGGCGGGGCGCTAGCGGCCGTCCAGGAGTTCGGCGAGCAGGTCTACGGGGTCATCGAGCGGGCTTTCGGGACTGAGGTGGCCGACAAGATAGCCACGTTCGTGGAGGACGTGAGGCGTGGTGTCGAGGGCCTCGTCGGTGCGTTCCAGGAGGGCGGGGCGCTGGCGGCCGTCCAGGAGTTCGGCGAGCAGGTCTACGGGGTGATCGAGCGGGCTTTCGGGACTGAAGTGGCCGACAAGATAGCCACGTTCGTGGAGGACGTGAGACGTGGTGTCGAGGGCCTCGTCGGTGCGTTCCAGGAAGGCGGGGCGCTGGCGGCCGTCCAGGAGTTCGGCGAGCAGGTCTACGGGGTGATCGAGCGGGCTTTCGGGACTGAGGTCGCGGACAGGATTGCGACGTTCGTGGAGGACGTGAGGCGGGGCATCGAGGGCCTCGTCGGTGCGTTCCAGGAGGGCGGGGCGCTGGCGGCCGTCCAGGAGTTCGGAGAGCAAGTCTACGGGGTGATCGAGCGGGCTTTCGGGACGGAGGTCGCGGACAGGATTGCGACGTTCGTGGAGGACGTGAGGCGGGGCGTCGAGGGCCTCGTCGGTGCGTTCCAGGAGGGCGGGGCGCTGGCGGCCGTCCAGGAGTTCGGCGAGCAGGTCTACGGGGTCATCGAGCGGGCTTTCGGGACTGAGGTGACCGACAAGATAGCGACGTTCTATGGTCCGACGTGGGAGCGGTTGAAGGAAGCATTGGGGGGGATGAGGAGCGACTTCGAGGCGCTGGTCCCGAAGCTGGCCGCCCTCTGGGAGAGCTTGCAGCCCGTCCTGACTGCATTGGGAGTCCTGGCTGCTATCGTGGCCAAAGTGGCTGCTGAATTTATCGTAGCCGCGTTAGACAATATATTCAAAGCCATTGGAGGAGCGGCTGATATTTTGAGCGGGGCCATCGACCTAGTGGTCTCGTTGTTCAAGGGATTCGTGGCTTATATCCGGGGCGATGCGAAGGGCCAGATCGAAGCCCTGGAAGGGATGATTTCCTCGCTTGGCAAGATATTCAGCGGGTTAGCGACGATAGTGGACTCTGTCTTCGGCACTATCTACGATACGATAGCCAACACGGTGGCCGATCTGCTGGGCGTGAATCTGTTGTCGTGGGAGGAGCTCAAAGCGTGGTGGGTGGCCACCTTCCAGGACATTGTGGACAAGGCCGACGAGATTGCGACGACGATAGAGACAACAATAGCAAGTCTGCCAGGGGTCGTGTCTGGCAAGGTCAAAGAGTTCATCACTGCGGGCAAGGACATCATTCAGGGGGTGATCGATGGCATTGTCGCCAAGTGGAAGGACATCAAGGCCAAAGTTGAGGAACTGGCCAGAAGTTTGCCTGCGTGGGTGCGGAAGGTTCTAGGTATGAGCTCGCCTTCCAAGGTGTTCATCGAGATCGGACTGGACATGATGCGCGGCCTGGCTGCAGGCCTGGAGAAAGGGGAGGCTGAGGCGCTGAAGGCGGTGGCCGACGTGATCCAGGCTATAGCGGGGGCCTTCAAAGCCATGGCTGACATCGCGCCGACGGTTGCCGAATTCCCCGCTCTGACGGGTTTCAAGTCGGGATTGGACAGGCTGATCGAGGATACGAAGACCATCCTGGTAGCCGTCCGTGAGGAGCTGCTCGACCTGTGGGGTTGGGCCGGGGAGCGGAAGGACACTGTGTGGGGGCATATGGTGAGCTGGGCCGAGGCGGTGAAGGGGGTGGTGGAGGTGGTCGGGCTGGCGGCGACGACCTTCACTGAGGCAGCCAGGTACACTGGCCTGATGCCCGGCGTGGCCGAGCGGTTGGCTGCGGACATCAAACAGGTGGTGGTCGCCCTGGTAAGGGCCATCGGCGAGGGCGGCGAGATTGACCAGCTCAAGGTCGAGTGGATGGAATTCGCCGGCTCGCTGATCGGCCTGGTGGTGGGGATGATAGACGACCTGGCGAAGCTGGCGGGCTACGAAGGTGATTTGGTGGTCAGCACCGCGAACGTGCTTCAGTTGGTAGGGACGCTGCAGGCGGCCAACGACGCCATTGTGGCGGCGTTCGTCAGGCAGCCGCCTGTGCTCAACGAAGCGTACAGGAACATCCAGGATTTCATCGTGAGCTGGGTCAAGCTGTCGGGGGCGATGGTTTCCGCCCTGGTCGGCGTGATCGGCGACCTCACCACGCTATCGGAATTCGAGGGCGGGTTGGAGGTCAGCCAGCAGAACATCGTGAGCTTGCGGAAAGCGTTGGACGACGCCAACGACGCTATCGTGGCGGCGTTCGTCAGGCAGCCGCCTGTGCTCAACAAGGCCTATAGGAACATCCAGGATTTCATCGTGAGCTGGATTAAGTTAGCCGGTGCACTGGTTTCCGCATTGGTTGGAGTGATAAAGGACCTCACCACGTTGTCTGAGTTTAAGGGGGAATTGGAAGTCAGTGGCGAGGCAGTGCGTAACTTGGTGTGGACGATGAACGATGCCGTCCACAAAATCCTTGAGGCAATGGGCGATGCAGCTGACATTGCCTCCATGTTCGACGAGGAGGGCAACGTCGTTTACCAGATTCAGGTCAAGTGGGCAGAATTCTCGGCCAAGCTCGTCGGTCTGTTCGCGGGAATGATCGAGGACATCACGACACTGGCCCAGTTCGAGGGCGGGCTGGAAGTCAGTGGCGAGGCGATGCGCAACCTGGTGTGGACGATGAACCAGGCCGTGACTGTGATTCTGGAGGCCATCGGGGACGTTTCCAGTAAGTTCGACGAAGCAGGTAGGCCACTCGATGCGCTCAAAGCAGCCTGGCTGGAATTCCAGGCCGGGCTAGTGAGTATCATGGCCGGGGTCATCAAGGACATGAAGACGTTAGCCGGGTACGAGGGTGATCTGGAGATCAGCCAGACGGCCATTGGCGACCTGGTGGAGCAATTGGGGAGAGTGGCGGATGCCATCCTGGAGAAGCTGGACATAACTGGCAGGTTCGACGAGGCGGGGAACTTCGTGGACGCGCTCAAGGTGAAATGGGCGGAGATCGCGACGGGTCTGGTCGGCATGTTCGCGGGGGCGGCTTCGGACCTGGCGTCCCTGGCCGACTACGCCCCTGACCAGGCGAAGCTCGTGGCGGGCATCGAGTTGTTCTTCGTCAATCTGGGGTGGTTCCTGGCGGAGTTCGACCGGCGGGCGGTCCAGTTTGCGGCCAGGGTCAGCGAGCAGGGGGCGGAGACGGCCAAACTCATCGGCGAGACAGTGGGCAGCCTGGGGCAGGCGGTCAAGCCGCTGCTTGACCTGGCCGAGTTCGCCATCACTCCCGACCAGGCCGCCGTGTCCGCCACGTTATTCTTCGGCTCGCTGGAGACCTTCCTGATCAAGTTCGCGGAGAAGGCGGCCGACTTCGAGAGCAGGGTCAGCGAGGAGACGGCGGAGCTGGCACGCATCATCGGCAACACAGTGAAGGGCATCGGCGACGCCGTGGATCCGCTGATCAAGATCCTGGAGTACAAGCCCGAGGTCAAGGACATTGAGAAGAAGTTCGAGGAGTTCTTCTACCACCTGGAGCGGGCGTTGTACTGGATTGAGTGGCAGAAAGAGAAGTGGGTGGTGTCCGACGCGGCGCTGGAACTGTCGAAGCGGGTCAGCCAGGTGATGGGCCACTTGAAGACGGCGGTAGACTTCCTGCAGTCCACGGCCAATTACGCCGAGAAGAACGTCGTGTCGGGGCTGACCGGTTTCCTGGCGTTTATCACCGATCTGGAGCGAGTGGTAGTAATTCTCGAAAAGGCCCGGGAGAAAATAACGGACGAAGCCCTGGCGGCAGCGCAGGAGTTTGCGTCGGGTTGTGCGAAGATGCTGTCTCACATTACTGACGGCATCGACACCCTGAACTCGCTGCCGACGATGGAGCTGGACTTCTATCAGGGCGGTTACTCGGTCGGCGTCGGATTCATCCAGGGGATGATAGATGGATTGGTGAACAACGCCTCGGCGTTGTACCAGACGGTGATGGACATCGTGGCCGCGGCCATCGCCGCGGCGGAGGCGGCGGCGGGGGCGGCTTCTCCCTCCAGGGAGATGTGGGCACTGGGGGAGAACATGGTGGCCGGTCTGGTGGGGGCGTTGGAGGCCGGGCGGTCGGACGTGGCGCGGGCCATGGCCGGGCTGGCTTTCCCGCAAGTGGGCGTGCCGGCGCTTGCCGTGGCCGGGGCGGGCATTGGCGCGGTTGCCGGGGGGACGGGGACGACGTATACGGAGACGCATTATCACTACCATGAATCGCCAGGCATCGGGGCCGACACCCGTGCCAGCCTGCGTCAGGACTTCGAGTGGCTGCAATTCGAGGAACGATTGAGGGGACGTTGAGGTGACCATCTCATTTTACTGGATAGATCCTGATTCAACTGAAATCCAGCTCGGGCAATTAAGCAGCACGAAGGTGCGCGAGTTCTCGGGGTTGGGGATGGCGCCACTGACGCACTTCCTGACCGCGCACCCGTCTCAACATCGCCAATTGCATCGTGGGCTGAAGTTCCGACCCCGTGTAGTGCAACTGGCGTTGGTGGACCGCCAGGCCACCGCCCAGGCCCAGGACGAGCGGCAAGAGGCATTGCTGGCGGCGTTGAACCCCGACCGCGGGGAGGGGACGCTGAAGATCGTGCTCAGCGATGGCAGCACCACCCGATATCTGAACTGTTACGTGCAGGAAGGGCCGGACTTCTCGTCGGGCGACCGGCCGCTGTGGGCGGGCAGTCAGTTCTACGTAGCTCGCTTCGTAGCACGGGACCCGTTTCTCTACGACCCAACGCCGGTGACAGAAAGCGGCAACTTCAACGGGGCAACGCCAGTGAACATCTCGGTGACGAACGACGGGCACATGGATTCTTATCCGATCCTGACTATCAGCGCCACGGTGAACACCCCGAAGGTGA